GTCAACGTCAAGGTCAAAAGTACCAGAGGTTGCGGTGTTCAGGGTAGCACCTGTTTCTGCAACGTTGTAGATGGTACGGATGACTTCACGGTTGATTTCTGCGAGGATCTCAGTTGACAGAATGTTTGCCAACTCAGCTTCTGCATTCAGACCGTGAATTGCCTTGAGGTCCTGAGCGAGTTCTAATGAGTACTCAGCTTTCAGAGCTCTTGACTTAGCGGTAACGGTGACCTTCTCGATCGAGAATGCCATCTCGTTGAAGTCAGCAGAACCTGTTCCAAGGTTTTCTGACTCATCGGTACGCATACCCTGACCTACGTTGTAGGTGGTATGATCAGCACCACTAATTGGGTTCAGAGCGCCAGGGTTAGAACCACGCTGAGTGGTAGTACCCAGACCAACAGTACCATCAGTCCAACCTTGTGATTCGCCATCGGTGTTGGACTGACCAGACCATGCAGAATCTGGCTCGTTGAAGAACGCTTCGGTTCCGTTCTGTCCGTAGTAACGGGAACGCATTGCGAAGATAAGTCCAGTAGGACCGTTCATTGGTTGAACGCCTGCGAGGTCATAAGCGACCAGGTTAGGCATAGCACGTCTGATCAGGGAGATCAGAACAGGGTCGAAGCCTTGAAGTGCTCCGGTTGTTGCAGCACCAAGACCAGGGTTAGCACCAGTAGCAGTGCTGTTGGTTGGTACAGCTTCTGAAAGAAACTCACGCTCTTCACGGAGTGCTTTCTCTTGGTTCTCAAGCAGGACAGCGGTTACCGCTCTACGATGTGAATCTTTGATTGGATCAAGACCTTCGTAATCAAGGAGTGGTGCCCACTTCTCCTGCAGGTGTTCTTGATTGAACGCTTGCATTTGAATTTACCTCTTTAAAAAAGTTAGTTTGAACTTTATGATCTAAAAATCACTTTTTAGAAACTCTATTCAGAGTCTGAAGATATGATTCCATCAAACCTGAAACAGGTTGATAATCGGTGGAAGCACTTTCCTCAGAAAGATTCTCTGATTTGTCTCTTTGAGTGCCAGTATTGGCTGGGAAGTATGACTCCCTCAACGTTACCAGCTTCTCACGATAGTCTGCTTCACTTTCAAACTCAACATTTTCAGCAAGAGAAGCGAGTTTTTCTTTCTGAGAAAGTGCAAGACCCTCAGTAACTTCAGCAAAAATTACATCAGCAACTGACTCGGCTAATCTTCTATTCAGAGCAACATTTCTTTGAATTTGCTCGTTGAGTTTTTCTTCCATTTCATCAAGTTTATCTACCATGCTCTCAAGTACATCATATCTATCTTCAGGGACGGTTACATAATGTTCTTCAAAAAGACCCATCATTCCTTTGAGGAATGATTCGGTCATCTCGGTCTTAAGACCTGCTTCAACTGCGAGTGTATTTTCAGAAATCCACTCATCAGCAACATACTCAAGATAAGCGTCAACACGCTCTACAAGCTCAGACTTGATAGAAGCAACTTCTTCTACGAGTTGCTCTTCGTATTGTGCCTGAATTTGCTCTTTGATTTCTGCAACTTTTGATTTGATAGCAGCTTCAAAAATGGTACGTGCTTTCTCTTGGAATTCCTCAGAAAGCTCTTCACCCTCAAGAAGGGCATTAACATCTTCTTCGATGTCAATTTCTTCTTCAACTACTTCCTCTTCGGTTACTTCTTCTTCAGAAACAACTTCTTCTTCTGTAGTCTCTTCTTCAGCGACAATCTCTTGATCCTCTTCAACCTCATCGGCTTCTTCCTTCATACCCTTCATAGGATCTGCAGGCTTAGCACCTTTATTGACAACATCCTTTACTTGAGAAAGGGTTGCGCCAGGCTCTTTGAGTTTCGCAGAGTCGTCATCGGACTTATAATTCTCAGGAGATGGACCACCAAGATCTTCCCATGCACCAGTTTGACCAGGTGTTGGCTGGGTCAACTTTGGCATTGGATCGGCGGACTTTGCTCCTTTGGTTACTACGTTTTCCATTTCTTGTAAATTGCTACCAACGGACATTTTTGTTTAGATTCTTTGATATAATCTATATTTATTTATAAATTAAAGATTTGAGAGAAAATCGTTGAAAAGATTCAACTTATGCTCTTCAAGTCTTTTTTGGTCAACAAGAGTGTTAATTCTCTTTTGAGTTCTCTCTGCAAGTTGCTCACGAAGGATTCCTCCTTCCCAAACCCACTCTTTTCCTTCCATGATTCCCTGAACAAAAGCATCAGGTGCAGAAGGATCAGCGACGATATCAGCAGCAGTTGCTAACATGAAATCTTCACCGACAATTTTATGACCTTCGTTGGTCATCTTAAGTGATCCAATACCACGAGAAGAAACGCCAAGGCAAACACCTTCTTTGATTAGAGAAGATGCAATCTTACCCATAGGAGTTTCAAGAATTTGTGCTTTACCGATGAAATTGTTTCCATCTCTGTAAAGTTCGCAAATTTTGTGAGAAACTCTATCAAGATTTACGGTAGGACCATCGGGATGACCGAGTTCACCAAGAGCACGTCCTTTCTGGACAAAACTTTCGTTATAGCGATTGACTTCCTTTTCCATGATTGACATGGGATAAAGTCTGCCGTTACGGTTTACTTGCTCTGCTTGTAAGAAAATGCCTTGAATATAGCACTTCTTACCGGCACCTTTTCCTTCGGTAATAAATTCTACCTTGTTAATTTCTTCTGTGATAAGTTTCATTTGTTTATCCAGTAAATCCTACTTTTGCTCCTAAAACATTTCCTCCAGTTGCAAACACGCAATATGAGGATTGCTTTTCCAAATATTCAACAGTGTTTCCTGGCATAGTAAATGTACCTACTCCAGTTCCACCTTGTGTTTCAACAACAGATACAACAGCGGCAGAGTTATTATTATTTACAAGACGTACAACAGTAGCACTTGTAAAACTAGTTGCTGCCCCAGAGGATGCTGGGACTGTAACTTCATCCGCTAAAAGTAATGTTCTTGCCATTATTCTTCCTCTTCTTGATTATTAAAGAACATAGAGTTGGCAACTTCTGGGCGAATATTTTCAATTCTCGAAGATGTCTTGGAATACAGAGCATCTTTAATCTTATCTGTAATTTCTGCCGGAGAAGAATCAGTCGCAATCAAGTCGATAATATTTTCCATAAAATTGTATATAGTGATATAATCTATTTATATCTCTGCTTTTTTGGTGTCCTTCTGAAGATTCGCATCTGTTGCTGCAGCATCAGATCCTAAATCTGGTTCCATCGGAACATCTCCCATCATTCCCATGTCTCCACCAGCAGGAAGTGGTTCACCAGTAATCGGATCTACTGCATTTGGATCTGGAATAATTCCATCTTTGATTTCTTTCTCAATCTGCTCATCAATTTCAATAATCTCTGCATCAGTTTGGCGAAGAACTTTCTTTCTTACGTATTCTACAGAGAAATATTTACCAATATATGGTTCCATCGTAGAAAGAGTTCCAAGTCTTTCATTCATTAGTTCAGACTCTTTTAACTCTGCAAATTGATTATCATAAAGGAAATCATATTGGATATGGTCACTAATTTTTTCCCAATCTTCTGGTGAAACAATATTCTTCAAAATTAATTGAGTTTTCAACATATCGTTGAAAAGGTTAGCAAAACGCTTTCTCAGACGACCAACAAACTTAGCAAACTTAAGTTCGTCTCTTAAAATTTCTGATGAACGACCAAGATTGAATCCACCATCATTTGCAATTCTAGATTCTGGCACTCCAAGTGCTCTGTAGAGTTTCTTTTGGAAATACTCAATGTCGGCAAGTTCTCCTAAGTTTTGTCCACCAGGAAGTGTGGTGATTTCTGTACCACGACCACCTTCTCTTCTGGGGAGCCAGAAGTCTTCCAACATTGACATAAACTTGCGGTCATCACGAACTTCGCCAGTTGATGCGTCATAAACCAACTTGTTTCTATAGCGAGACATTACCTCTCTAAGGTATTGTTCTGCTTTTACTTTAGGAAGGTTGCCAACATCGATGTAGAAAATTCTACGCTCAGGTGCGCGTGACAATCTGTAGATAACCAGAGAGTCCTCAATCATACGAAGTTGATTGAGTGCTTTAATTGCTTTATGAAGATATGAAAGGCATGATCCTTTATTTCTATCAAAGAGACCAGAAGTTACATACGTTATCGAGTCTTTTGCAATTTTGATAGATCCTTTTCCACCGCCACCTGCTGCACCACTAAACATAGTGGTTGGGAAGTTTGGTTTTGGTGTGTAAACATAATACTCTTCAATCTCAGGATAAATCGATTTTTTAAAATCCTGAGCGTTCTGACTATTTTGTTGAAGAATTAATTCTTCCTTACTCTTCTTCTTTTCTTGCCTAACAAACTTCATTTTCATGGGGTCAATATATCTGACCTCTTGAATTCCATCCTGTGGTCTTTTTACATCAATTACTTTGAGATAATAAAGTCTTCCATCAACATACCAATTCCTGAATATCTCATGTGCTTTTTTATCAAAGTCCATCATTTCTTTGATAGACCTAAATTCAGTTCTAATTTTTTCTTTTAACTTATCCGTCGCATTCAAATTTGAAAGTTCAATTTCAATCGGAGAATCATAAAGATCACTAACAAGTGCTTCATTTACAACATCTTCAATGGCAGCATCACACTCTGGATGCAAAGACATTTCACGATATCTTTTGATGAGATCGTATTCCGTTCTATAGACACCCTCAATATCAACATATTGACCATAAAAACCACTAGAAATATAATGATCAACCCCGTCCTCATTAGTTTGAGGAACGGGGGATATTACAGAAGGTGATTTGTCTTGTTTATCGTCAATAGAAAAACCAAAAAGTTTTGCCATTTTATAAATTTAATACCGTTCTATCTATTTATCTATCTGATGTCACCGCCACCAGAACCAGATGCTGTTCCCTTAGATGCTTCCCACCATTGAACCTGAAGTTCAACAGTAAATTCTTCCAAGGTGTCAGTAGTATCATATGAGAGATCAATCTGACTTACGTTGGTTGGGAAAACATCGTGGAACTTATATGATCTTAGTTTTTCCCCATCACGATCAAGTTGATGGACATATGCATCTGAAATATATGATGTTGGATCTGAAAGACCCTGAGCAGTTTCAACATTATTGATGGTATTCATCCACTCTTCAAACGCATGTCTGATTGAGAAATCAGTATCGTTGATTACGGTAACTGTCCATGTATCGAAGGTTCTATCACCTGCGATTTTCAGAACTCTTCCTCTGAAGTTAACATCAATAGGAGTAATGTTGGATGCTGGGAGGGCAGCTCCCTTGACAAGGAATCTTGTCAAATCGTTGTTGCTGCCCTTTAGTGCCTCGCCAATTCCTGCAGGAAAGTTTAATTCAACTTCAAATAGATTGGGTCTAGCACCACCACCTTTTAGTCTAGCTTTGAAATCTGTGATTGTTCTTAATGCCATTGTTAGATACCTCTAAAATTAAACGGTTCCGATGATTTCTTCAAAAGAAACGCCAGTTCTGGTGGCAACGAAAGTTAGACCAACAAAGTTAATGGATCTAGCAGGTTTGATGAAGATGTCGGCAACAAATTCGTTGTTGTCTATGATTGCTGCCGTGTTATTTGTTTCGTCACAAATGACTCGGAAATCATAGATTCCTCTCTTCGCTTGTACGTCGCGTAAGAATGGTTCAACAACGTTAACGAAAGATGTTCTGGTGGTTTCATCGTTGAATTCGAAGAGTTGATCTCTTGCAGCAGCAGAGATTGCCTTCTCCAAGTAGATGAACAAGCGACGAACGTTAATTCTGTCGAATGCAGAAGACTTCGCCAATCCAGTCTTATCTCCGAAGAGTGTAATGCCAGCACCAGGAGAGAAAATAACTGAGTTAATTCTATT